ACGCAGGCTTGTGCCAGCCCGAGGACGTTCTCGGCGGTTGTCTTGTGCGGGTCTATCACGGCGGTGTCGTAGGGACCCTTTGCAAAGCATTCCTCGAAGGTTTGCTGGAAGATTTCGAGGACGTCTTCGACCGTGAAGTTTTCGGTATCCTCGAGACTGTCGGCGATGATGGGGTACAGGGTGTGGCTCATGGCTGTGTATTTATTGGGGTTGTGGGTTAAGCTGCTGCGAGAAACTTGGTGAGGGCGTCGTACTCCGCGGTGCCCTCGGCAAAGACTGCGCGGTCTTTCTCGAAGTAATCGGTGCGGCTGTCGCTGTCGTTGATGGGTTGAAGGCCGGCGGGCAGGGGCTTGTAGTCCCGTGCGTAAATGGTGACGGCGTTGTAGGTAGTGCCGTCGGGGCGGATGCGGCTGCCGACGTTGTACCAGCAAGGTGTGTAGGCGCCGGTGTTGATGTCGCGGACTCCCTTCTTGAGGAGGCGGACGTTGTTGATGATGCGGTTGGAGTTAATCAGGGTGCTCATTGTATTTATTGGGTTTGAGTGAGTGGGTGTGGTTCTTACTGTCTGGAGCCAGTATTGCCCAAGCTGCTTGGGAGGTCAATGCCTTTTTTGCAAAAAAGTGAAAAAATTTTCATGGCCCGCCGGCCCAGTGTTTATGCGGGTCTACGGGCTTCGCACGCGGCTGCCCACTCGAGCAGGCGCTCAAGGTCACCAAAATTTCGCAGGCACGAGGGGCACACCGGATCCGTCAAACGGGCTTCCCGGGAATTGGACCGGCGGCCAGATGCACCGCAGCTCACGCACCTGTACCGGCGCCGCGGCAGATCGAGCGTGCTCTCGCCGGCAGCCTTCGCCACCGCGGGGTGCAGCTCGTGCTCGTAGTCAGGATGCCAGTGGTCTCTCAAGGTAAAACAATGTCGTTGTCGTGCAGAAGTTGCCGGAGATTTGTGCGAACACACTCAAGCGCCTCGTCGGCGTTCTTGAACGTGTGGCCGTTGTCGAGCCAGTCGTGCAGGTAGCTGTCGAGCTCTTGTAAGCAGTAACGGAACGAGAAGCCGTTGACGGCGTCGTAGTGCTCTTGCTGATCCGCAGGCAAGTTGAATTCGAGCGTGGCTTTCACCGCTCATCTTCCTCATCGGTTTCGGGAGTTTCGCGAGTGATCCCTGCGTCCTTGGCTCGCTGGATTCCTTCAGCCCGTGGAGAAAGCGGGTGGCGGTCATAGGTTCCGGCAAGGTCGCGATACATTTCCTGACGGGATGCCTCACGGGATTCGCGGAGGTATTCTAGGTCGTATTGGTTCATAGGTCGTCGTTTTCGTCGTCTTCGAGGAAGGGTTTCATTGTTTCCAGATGTCGATGGTGATGATGGTCAGCAGGCACAAACCAGCAATGGCAAGCCCGATGGCGGCGCCTTCTGCTAGGTCGCCGTACATTCCTCCGCTGACGGCGGCGATTGGGAAAGACCAAAAGGCAACGGTTGCTAGGATTTTCAGCGGGTCAGGGTTTTTCATTTGTTTCGTGGGGTGTCGGTGGTGGTCATATTGATTGGCATGGGGTTATTGGTTGATAGGCAAGTCGAAACCTCCAATATGCCCATTTGATTTTAGTTTGCCCAATTCCGTAATGGATTTTCTCCCATCGGTAGTTGCTGTCTCGTTCATGGGTTTGGTATTCAAGCGAGTCGCTACGCAACAAGATTAGCTCTCGAATCAACGCCTTTTCCCCATCAGTCTTTGATGGCAAAAGATGGTAAGCATCCGTGCGCGGTGTGTTGGTTGGTGTGGTCATTTGTTGGTTGGGTTGAGGGTTGTCTTAATCCAAGGAACTGCCTGTTCTAGGGCATCTACGATTGTTGCAAGCATCCTTGCCGCTTTCATAACTTCACCCTTCAGCCTCTCGACCTCGGCCTTTAGCTTTTTGAGCTTCGGTATGTATTCTCCTCGGATCTCAACACCGATGCGGTTACGTTCCTCCTTCAGCCTCTCGACCTCGGCCTCGGCTTTCTCGGCTCGTTCCTTCCACTCAGCGTGTTTTCTGTATTGAGCGGCAAGCTGGAGGTTGTCATGTACGCCAACAATACAACGAGGGCAGTAGCATTTAACTAGGTTATTGCCGAAGGCATCGGTTCGTGGGGTGTCGGTTGTCATTTGTAAATAAGTTGACCTAAAAGGTGATTTGGAAAATCAGGGTAAAATCCGAACCTTAAAGTTTTTTTTTCAACATAAGGAAAACATATTCCGACATTTTGAAGCATCTTTTCGGCAATGAATCGGCGAACCTGTCCAGTGCCACCAGAAATGTAATATCGTCGGCCCGAAAGGAAGTTGTCGTACCATCCGTGCAAATCAGAGACAAACTCTGGGCTTGAGGCATCCGTGCGCGGGGTGTCGTTGGTGGTCATTTGTTGTCGTGGTTGAGGGTTGCTTTGATCGCGTCGAGTTCATCGACAAGTGGATTGCGAAGGTTGGGGTAAGGATTCAGCTCCTCCGCAATATCGACGGCCTGTTGCAGTTGCTCCCGAAGCCTCTCGGCCTCGGCCTTTAGCTCGTCGATCTTCGATTGCATCTTTGGCTTGTAATAATTTCCCATTTCCCACAAATGCAGTTCGCGAGATAGTTCTCTGCGTTCCTCGTCAAGCCTCTCGACCTCGGCCTCTGCTTTCTCGGCTCGTTCTAGGTTCTCGTCGGCACGGAGGGTCTCCTTGGCGCACTCGGCACTCCACTCACGCCAAGGCATCCCGCCTGTGGTTTGGAGGTTTTTGATCAGGTCTTTTCTGGCCTCGTCTCGCTCGGCCTCGGCTTTCGCGAGTTCGCGTTCAAGCTCTTCCCCCTCTTTTTTCAGCGTTGATATGACATCCTCGAAATTATCCGAGTCACAAAGCAAGTGAGCGGTTTCCATTCGTGTTCGCGGTGTGTCGGTTGTGGTGGTCATAGGGTTTGTTTTTTATTTTCATTTGATGGTATTGGGGTTGGTGAGGTTTTCGAGGTAGTCCACCACGTCGCAGTGGAACTGGTAGGACTGGCGGGCGCCGTGCCGGCCGGACCCACCTTCCGCGTACTGGGCGTCGGACTTGACTTTCCGGGCAGCCATGCGGTGGTAGTCGAGCAGATCTTGCAGGAGTATTTTTTGTTTATTCATGGTGGCAGGATTTACGGGGTTGCGGGTTTGCTGTCAAGTGCGGTTTTTTTGTGGGCTGCGGGTTTGATCTTTCCTGCGGTTTCCATCTCGTGGCGGAGCTCGCGGACAAGCTGGCGCTGGGTCAAGGTTGCCCCGTACTTCCGCGGACGCCCGGGGCTACGCTTTCCGTGGTAGGCGTTGACGTAGTCGCTGCGCTCTTTGAGCTTTTTGATCTGGACCTGCTTGAGGAAATTCGGGTCGCCGGCAAGCTGTCGGATCTCCGCGGCGATGTCGGAGTTGTCTTTCTGGACAAACCTCCGCTCGTTTTCCAAGAGGAATCGGTTTGTGATGGTGCCGTTGTCGGAAGCTGCAACGCTTACTACGATGTTGTAAAACACAATCTTCTCCCGGGTCGGCTTGTAGTTGCGCCGGTACTTCCGGAGAGACCACAGGCGATCCTGCACCTCGTACCCGACCTCAGTGATCGCGTCGAGAATCCAATCCCGGTGGATGAGCAGGGATCGCAGGTTGGTGTTCTGGATAGAAAGCAGCAGCTCTCCCTTGGGGGCTCGCAGCTCTATCTTGCTCACGTCACGGAAGCGAAGCATCAGCGCCTGTCGGAGGGCAATGTTTCTTGCACGGGTCTTGCGCTCAAAGTCTTTCGGGGCGGGGAGTGTCAGCTTGGGGGTATCAAGTTCCAAGGCGTCGGTGGACTTGTCCTCGGAGACGAGCTCCACCGGGCGGGAGAGTCCTGTCAGGTATCCCGTCGCGGGCCGGTATCGGAATGAGGAAACTGGCAAGAAAGCCTCCGGCGTGGTGATTGGGGACGAGAGCCATACCACGAGGCAGTATTTGCACGTGGCGGGGTTGGTCACCAGCGTGGCGGAAGCGATGGGTCCTCCCAGAAAAGGCCACGACCATTGCTGGATACTGGCGAGCAGGTCGGAGGGTTCAAGGTCGGGGGTTTGGGGGAAGAGGATGAGCCGAGGGCCTTCGGGGTCGGCTTTGTACAGCACCGAGCGGAGGGGGTGGAGGGTGTGGGTTTGCTGCAGAGCTGCTACGAGCAGACGGGGTAGGGGTACGTGGATGATGGGGTGTTTGGTTTGCATGGGAGTGGGTTACGAATTGAACGAATTGAAACCGATTGACGGAGGATGTCAATCTGTATGTTTTTGACAGAGTAAAGTTGCAACAGATTGTCCAAGGATGGGCAAAAACGAAAAGTTTTCAAATTGGGCTATTTGCGCTATTTTTTGGGCTTTGGAGCCTTAAACACATTATTTATCATATTTCTAGACTTTCCGTAAAGTAGTATATTTGGACAATCTGTTGAAAGATTACTCTGATAAAAAACTACAGATTGAAGCTCTCCGTCAATTCGTTTCAATTCGTTCAATTCGTCATGGGGTTTTTGGGCCTTGAAACGGGCCAAATTGAGGCAGCTCGGGGATAAGGTTTCCGGGCTGAAAGCACAAGACCCCCGCCCAGCGGCATCAGGTTGCCGGGCGGGGGTCAGGTGGAGAACAATCGACAAGCGCAGTTGGAGAACTGGGTCGGTGAATACACACTACGGTTGATCGTTGTAGCGTGCAAGACGGATCTGTGTCATAAAATTCTAAGAGCGGCCCTCAGGGATTTCTTATTTAGAATGATTCTAAACAATAACAGATTTGAAGGTTGACGATTCACTCTGTTGTGACTACTTGTCTCACAAAGCTGGTTCAATACTGTAAATCAACCTCCCATTCATGTCTGCTCTTCCGAACGCTCGCCACGAAAAATTTGCCCAGCTCGTATGCGACGGCAAAACCTACACGGAATCCTACAAGCTCCTGTACCCGAACAACTCGGCTCCTAACCAGTCGGGTTACAACCTGTACCACGATCCCCGTATCAAGGCACGTGTCGAGGAGCTGAGGGAGGAGGTTGCTCTGCGGTCGGTCATGACCATGTCCCGGAAGCGAGAGATCCTCCGGCAGATGGCAGAGGGCATGATCCCGACCAGCGTCTACAACAAGGACAGCGGGGAGACCTTTGACGCTCTGCAGGCGCTGTTGGCCGACGCCAAGCTGGCCGGCGAGTTTGCCCCCGACAAGCTGAAGATCGAAGGCACCAACCTGAAGGTCCTGTTCGAGGTGCCCCGCCGGGACGAAGCGATCGACGCTGAATTTTTGATGCTACCAGAAACCCCGCCTTCGGCGGAGGAAAATAGGGAAGAAGCCCCACCGTCTCTGTCGGATATTGAATACGACGTAATACCAAACACTTTACCTTCAGGCTCTCTGTCGGAATGATGTTAGAACTATCCATAATGTGTGTTATCTGATGTTTTAGACGATGTCTGACAATACCTCCGTCAACAAGCTGGTGCAGTTGGCTCGGCTCATCCGGGCAGAAGCCGACCGGGACGAGGAGCAGGGCATCCTGTTTGCGGCACGGTTCCTGCTGACCCACGTCGTCAAGAACCCGCCTGAGCGCCTCGAGATCACCGTCCCGGTAGCCGAGCAGCTTGTCGGCCAGTACGTGGACAGCTTGCTGTCTGCCGGCCAGTTCGAGGCCGCCGCCACAATCCTCTGGGGGCCTGAGGTGTTCGACCATCGCCCCTACAGCTCCGCGGCCGTCTGGAGGTACCTGTTTGACCACGACAAGGTGCTGGTGCAGGGAGCCGGCGCTATGGGCAAGTCCTTCGGGGCCGCCGCGTGGTTTTATCTTGCGTGGAGACAGGATCCGTCCCAGACCAGCATCAAAGTGATCTCACTGACCGCAGAGCACGCCGAGCGAAACATTTTCGCCAGCATCAAGAACTTTCACCGCACCGCTCTGGTGCCTCCCACCGGCTTCGGCCGCGGGGAGGACCTGACCAAAAGCATTCAGGCCACGACCGACGCCAAGCAGGGTATCCACCTTGTCGCCATCCCCAAGGGTGAGTCGGGCTTCGGCGTGCTCCGCGGCTTTCACCCGTCCCCACGTCCCGGCAAGCCGCACCCGGTGTTCGGCCGGCTGTCCCGCAACTTCGTCGTCCTTGACGAGGCCGAGGAGATCCCTGCCGGTGTGTGGGAGGGCGTGAACAACCTGTGCTCCACCATGACCAAGGAGAACCGCGGGCACATCAAGGTCTTTGCCGCCTCCAACCCCAAGGACCGCACCAGCGACTTCGGCAAGCTGTGTGAGCCCAAGCGGGGCTGGGGGTCTATCGACTGCGAGGAGGACTTCGAGTGGATCAGCCGGGACAGATGGAACGTGCTCCGCCTCGACGCGGCCAAGTGCGAGAACGTCAAGGAGCGCAGGGTCGTGTTCCCCGGACTGCAGACCTACGAGGGCTTCATGGACTACGAGTCCCGGGGGCGGACGGGCGAATACTACACGATGGCCCGAGGCTGGTTCCCGCACGAGGGCGTCAGCATGGCGATCATCACGCCGGCCATGATGGACAACGCCGTCGGCATGGTGCGGTTCATTGGCCCGGTCGTACCGCTGGCAGCCTTTGACTTGGCGCTCGAGGGAAACGACCAGCTCGTCTGCAGCTACGGCCGCTTCGGCCTGTCCGACGGGTGGACGCCCCTGTCTGGCAAGTTCATCGCCTTCCCCTCACCCCGCACCGTGCTGCAGCTCGACAGCCAGATGCCATTCCCCAAGGGGGACACCGTCAAGCAGACTGAGGCCATCAAGCAGTTCTGCAAGGACATGCAGATCGGCCCCTTCTGGGTATGCGTGGACCGCACCGGCAACGGCGCCGGCGTGCACGACAACCTGCTGTCCACCTTCGGCACCGAGGTGATGGGCGTCAACTACTCGACCGCTGCCACCGACACCCGGGTGCTGGGCGACGACAGCCGCCGTGCCAACGAGCTGTACAACGGCATCGTAACCGAGCTGGTCTTCGGGTTGGCCAAGTACCTCGAGTTTGGGTACATCAAGCTGTCGCCCGGCTTCCGGCATGAGGATCTGGTACGGCAGGCGACCGGGCGCCGGTACAAGCAGAAGGGCAAGGGGCTGGTCCGCGTGGAGTCCAAGGCCGAGTATTGCAAGCGCACCCGGCAGAAGTCGCCCGACGCCCTCGACTCCCTGACCATGCTGGTGTTCCTCATGCGGCAGCGTGGCGGCGCGGTGGCAACGATGACCGAGCCCAAGCCGGAGCCCTACCGTCGGGAACGACCGCTCCGCGGCATCGAGAAGATGGAATACGTGGACTTTACCGAGTAATACCCTGTAGTGTAATGGTAGCACAGCAGACTTTGACTCTGCTCGTCATGGTTCGAGTCCATGCGGGGTAGCTCGTCATCTCAGGCGAGTTAGCGCACCCTAAACGGAACCGTATCGCCTCTTGTGGCGAGTTTACAAAACCTTGCACAAACTGCAAAGATGTGTAGGGTTTGTAACGGAGTCTCCCGGCAGGGTGGCTCCTATCTCGCGGGGATCTTCGGTGAACCGCTGTGTACCGCAACAAGCCTCTCTACGATGCTCAAACCGATGCGGACGCATAAATCGGGGGAGGCAGTGAGGGGATGTGCCGAGAGGTAACCGCTAGTTTACTAGGCGCACGGCATCGGACTTCAGCGACCTGACCCTCCCCCGACCATTTTCCAGTTGACACGTCATACAACGCACCTTAGAAGCGACACGTGGCAAAACCCAACAGTTCAGTTGTGCCTCCTACTGGCTGGCATTATTACGACGGTGACGTGCGGGTGGACGCAAGGAGCCTTCCGAGCCTTTACGACGCCGTGATGATGTACCGTACCGGCAACTCGCTGGGGCTCGGCGACTACATCGGCGACGTTGACACCTATCTTTGCGGTCGGTTCCCGGAGCTCTGCGTGGGGTCTTCCGCCGGCAATCCTACGACTTCGCAACCTGCGCCTACGGCGATCGAGGTTTCAGCCTACACGCCCACCCAGATTCAGGAGCTCATCAACGACGTCACCGTCTGGGCAAAAAACCTGATGGATTCCGGGAAAGTGGAACATCTTGTGGGAGATGAACTTGCAGAGGAGAGGGCAAAAATTTGTACCAAGTGCCCGCGCAACCAGCTCTTCACCTCGGGCTGCGGCTCCTGCATCGTGACCGCTCAAAGGATGAGTGCCTCCGTCCGGCAGGCCCGGTACACACAGAGCTCCCGGGTTATTGGAGCGTGTAGGACGCTGCGGCACGACAATCAAACAGCAATTTTCCTTGAAAAACATAACCTTGCAAAATCCGCGGACTTGCCGAAAGATTGCTGGCTCAACGAATAACCTATGGCCGACGTACTAAAACCGCTGTCTCCCGAGATCCTTGATAACTTTGTAGACAAGGCGCCGAGGATAGCGAACCCGAGCGACCGCCCGGAAACGCTCAACCTCAGGATTGTCAACCCGACAAACTCGAAGACAGACACCGTTGACAAGGACGAGCACACGGTACGCCGAATGTTCAAGGACGCGGCCGGTGCGTGGAGTGCCTACCGTCGTCTCAAGCAGCAGAACGTCGAGCGGAACAAAAAGAATCAGCTCATCCAGAAGAAGCTCAACAACGAGCCGCCCTACAAGCCGAAGTATCTTGAGAGCATGGGGCAGGACTGGAGGAGCAACCGTCCGACGGGATTCCTGTCCACGATGGTCAGCCGCATCCAGCCGCCTTTCCGACAGGTCATCGAGTCGGCGACGACACTGACCTACACCAAGTACCCGATGGAATCGGTTGACAGCGAGCATAAGACAAAAGTTTTCCGCGAAGAGGTCACCAAGACAATCCGCACGTGGAAAGGGTGGGACGATCTGATTTCCCAGACGACTCACGAGAACACGACCTTTGGCTACTGCGGCTGGGTCTGGGACGATCTGCGCGACTGGAGGCCCGAGTTCCTCCGCCAAGACTACACTTTCTTTTCGATTGAAACTCCTCAGGAGGCGGACCAGACGCCGATCTTTGGCCGCAAGCGCCGTTATCAGATCGCAGACCTTCTCCCTATCCTTGAGACGCCAGAACTTTCCGCTGCCGCGGGGTGGAACATCAAGAACCTCATCAAGAGCATCAACACAGCCATCCCCGCCGGCCGCACGCTCGACGCTGACGACGACGCCCGCCGTTACGAGGACTGGATTCGTGAGGGCAGCTACGGCGCCTCCTACGAGAACGACGCCAAGTACGTCGAGCTCGGAGAGATCTTTGTCCGCGAGCCGCACGGAAAAGTTTCACGCTTTTTGTTCGATGACAAGAGTGGCGACGAGATCTGCACGCAGCTTGACCGTTTCAACCGGATGAGCGAGTGTCTCGCAGTCTACGCCGTTGAGGTTGGCTCCGGGTCGCTCATGTCTTCCCGCGGCGCAGGGCGCGATCTCTACAACACGCACGTCGCCGTGGACAAGGCCCGCAATCTTGTTGTGGACAACGTCTACCTGAAGGGGCTGCTTCTTGTGAAGAAAGGCCCCAACGCCAAGCAGGGGGTGCCGGCGCTCACCGTGCAGCACCCGGTGGCCTACGTCTCCGAGGGCTACGAGGTCATCCCATCACAGCTTCCCGCCGACGTGGATGACTTCCTGAGGCTCGACCAGTTTATCAGCGGACTCGCTGAGATTCAGATCGGAACGTTCCTTCCCGGAGAGCCGCTCGGAGAGAAGCAGGGCAAGCGCACGGCTTCCGAGGTCAATCGTGTGGCGGCCATCGAAAACCAGCTTCGTCAGGGAATTCTCATGCGCTGGAGCAAGCAGATCTCCCGCGGAGTTGAGCGCATTCAGCGCGGAATCTGTCACCCCGAGCACGTGAGGGCAGCCTCCGAGCTCAAGGCAAAGCTCGACATCGCTCGCAGCGGTGGAGTCGCAAACCCTGTCTGGGCATCGAGGGAAGTCGTTGACGCTTTCGATCGTTCGCAGATGGACCTTCCCAGCTTCTTGGTTCCGTTTGAGGTTCCCCCTCACCTTGACGAGGAAGCCATCGCCTGCTGCCTCAGGATGCTTGAGCGCAATGTTCCTCCCTCCGACGTCCTCCTCATGGC